ATTTCTCAGACAAACTATCAGTTAGTTTCTATTAGAAATAGTGTTAGTGAAATTGAGAGTGAAATTAAAACTCTTACCGATATGAATCCTGATAAGAAAGCAGAGTTTAGCAAACTGCAGGAACTGGTTGCTGGTAAGAAAAACTTTGGTAAAGACATGGCGGTCCTCAAGACTGACCGTGATGTATTAACAACGGCTACACAACTGCTCAAAGACAGCGGTATTAAGACTAGAATCATCAAGACATATTTGCCTACGATGAACAAACTGATCAATCAGTATCTTCAGAGTATGGACTTTTATGTAAACTTTACTCTCAATGAGAACTTTGAGGAAACTATTAAGTCTAGATACCGTGATGTGTTTTCGTATGAATCTTTCAGTGAAGGAGAAAAGGCTCGTATTGATATCGCTCTTCTGCTTACTTGGCGTAGTATCGCTAAACTTAAGAATTCTGTGGATACTAACCTCCTGATCTTGGACGAGATTTTTGATGGATCGCTTGACCAATCTGGCACATCTGATCTAGGATGGATCCTTCGTAACTTTGATGAGAGCACCAAAGTCTATGTCATCAGTCATAAATCTAATATAGAAGATAAATTTGATAGAACGATCACAGTTGAGAAAGAGAAAAATTATTCTGTGGTCCATGAGACACTTAACGAAGTGTCCCATGCACTGGTCGGATGATCAGTTTCTGCGTTATGCTATGTACATACACGCACGAAACACATGTCACGCCAAGAAATCAAAGGTAACCTTGCCCGCCTCCTCGCAACTGAGAACCTCATCGTTGAGCACAGAGTTGTCGCAACCGCTTCCTTTGATGTTGACAGGCGTGTCCTGACTCTCCCTAACTGGGACCGCGCTAGCAGCACAGTGTACGATCTTCTCGTAGGTCATGAAGTTGGTCATGCACTGTTCACACCAAACGAAGACTGGCGTGATGCTGCAGATTGCCCCAAAGACTATATCAATGTTGTGGAGGATGCTCGCATTGAGAAGTTGATGAAGCGTAAGTTTCCTGGTCTTCGTAAATCATTTTCCAACGGTTATGCCGAACTAAACGAGCAAGACTTCTTCGGTATTGCTGACGAAGATCTCAGCAAGATGAGTCTGATCGATCGCATTAACCTTCATTTCAAGTGTGGTGCTAACGCACTCATGCCTTTCAGCATCGAAGAGAAAGTATTCGTTGCTCGCTGCGATCTTGCTGAGACATTTGAAGAAGTCTGCTCTATCGCTAATGACATCTATGCTTTCGTGAATGCTGGTAAAGAGGAGCAGGAAGTAGATGTACAGATGCCTGCTGACTCCAACCAAGATGGTGGTGAAGAAGGTGATGAGCAAACATCTGCTGAGCAGCAAGACTCTGAGTCTTCCGAAGAAGATCAACCTAACTCTACACCTCAGTCAGGTGGTAGTTCTGCTGGTGGTTCTACATCCTCTGGTGCAGATCTAGAAGATGTGCGTGACGACTGGTACGATGAAGATGGTGAGATGACTGAACCAGCAGGTAGCAGCACTCAAGGTGGTGAGACTTCTAAAACTCAACGCGCTTTTGATTCTTCTGTTGATACTTTGATTGACAATCATCGTCATAGGTCTGTGACTTATGTACAAATTCCTGAGAATGTTGACCTAAATGATATTGTAGTTGATTGGTCAGAATGTCACGATTGGATTGATCAATACTACAACAGTCTTGAAGGTCGTGGTGAAGACTTCTTCGCACATGCATTTCAACAATACAAAGATTTCCGTAAGGAATCTCAGAAGGAGGTAAACTATCTTGTTAAGGAGTTTGAGTGCCGTAAGTCTGCTGACGCTTACGCTCGTGCTGGTGAATCTAAAACTGGTGTGCTTGATACTACAAAGTTACACACTTATCGTTATAACGAAGACATCTTCAAAAAAGTAACTGTTGTTCCTGATGGTAAGAATCACGGTCTTGTATTTCTCATGGACTGGTCTGGTTCTATTGCACCTCAGTTGCACTCTACTTACAAGCAATTGTTGAACCTTACTGCCTTCTGTAAGAAAGTTCAGATTCCTTTTGAGGTTTATGCTTTCACTAATGAGTGGCGCATTGTAAATCACATCAAGAGTAATACTGTTCAGGAGCATCGCCATAGTTACTACTATCATGATTCTCGTGAAGATAATCTCGTAGAAGGTGAAGTCTCTTTCGGTGGTAAGAACTACTTCCACCTCGTAAATATTCTTTCTTCTCGCTCCAACTCCAAGGAATACGAGCGTCAGTGTCAAAACATCTGGAAGATCACCTACTCATACACATCTTCTGCTGCTGGTTACATTGGTCTACCTCCTGGTCTTGAGTTGTCTGGTACTCCTTTGAATGAAGCGATCATTGCTATGAACTATGTGATCCCTAAGTTCAAAAAAGAGAACGATCTTCAGAAAGTCAACCTCTGCATCCTGACTGATGGTGATGGTTGTATGACTGGTTATGGTCGTAGAGGTTGGAACCATGCTGATGAGGAAGAATGCATCGTTCGTGGTCGTGTAGATTGTGGTAACGCACTCCGTGACCGTAAGACTGGTCGTGTGTACCCACAGTTCAATGATTCATACCATGCTGTGACCAACACATTCATTCAACAGTTGCGTGACCGCAATCCTTCTCTCAATGTTCTTGGGTTCCGTGTCATGCAGGGTAGCAACTTGCTGAACTTTGTTCACAATTATGCTGCTGGTGGACATAGCGAATACGATCGTATTCGTGATAAGTGGAAGAAAGAGAAGTCTGCGATCATCGATAACCCCATTTCCTACACTGCTCTCTATGCCATTGCACAGAACAGTCTTGAGGCTGACACTGAATTTAATGTAGAATCTGGTGCCAAGAAGGGTGAGATCACCAAAGCATTTAAGAAAATGCTGAAGGGTAAATCCACGAACAAGAAACTTCTTAACTCGTTTGTCGGTTATATTGCTTGACAACCTGTTTTACATGCTATATAATCTCAGTATTCCTATTTGACTCCCGATCATGCGTAAATGGAAATCGATTTGTATCGAATACAAAAAATACGAGCAACTCCATAAGGAGAAGATCATGCTTCTGGCACTCCAGATGCAGATCAGATGCAACAAAAACTCTACCCGCCTCAAATTCATGCGTAAGGCATGTAAAGACTACTGCATGAAGCACTTTCCATCTGCATATAGACAGATGGAAGATGCAGACTGGGCAGATGTCGCAAAGCGCATGAGTGCTATGTGGTGTAAAGAGAGAACCTACAACAGTGTCTTTGCAAAGCAGCGTGAGTTGTATCCTGCACTTTTCTACAGCGGAAAGAATCAAGCAGATACTTCTGTTAAACTTCCTTTCGATGTATGGGAAGGTGTAGACTCTGACATTCCAGAATCTACTGTTGAACAACCAGACAAGTTTGTTGAGGTTCAAACCAAGATTCAATTTGAACCACCAGCAGACAGCAAGCAGGAGCAGATTAAGAAACTCCTGAGCATGTTTGATATTGCATCGCTAACGACCAAAGAAGGCACAGTGATCCAGTTCAATTAGTGGCACACCCCCCCTTAACAGGGGGGTTTTTTTGTATATAATAAGTGCATACAACACAAAACACCTCAAATGCCCGCTCCTTCAAATCTTACTACTAAGAAATTGACCAACTACCTTTCTAACAAGTTTGGTACAGACATCAATGCTACTCATGTTCGCATTGCTGCTAGGCATTTCGGTGTGCAGTATGCTACCGCTACAAAGCGTCTTAAGGAATACTATGTCCAGCGTGGTACTTGGTCTATCGATGTAGAGCAAGCGCGTAAGGATCTCGAAGTTACTGTCAAAGCACCTGCTGCAGAACCTGCAGAGCAGAAATCTTTCATTCCTGACAAGGATCCTAACTTCGTTCCTTTCGGTAACTTCTCGGATGTGAAGAAGATTCTTCAATCCAAACTCTTCTACCCGACTTTCATCACTGGTCTGTCTGGTAATGGTAAAACTCTTGCCGTGGAGCAAGCATGTGCCCAACTAAATAGGGAACTCATTCGTGTAAACATTACCATTGAGACTGACGAGGATGATCTTATTGGTGGTTTCCGTCTTGTTAATGGCGAGACTGTTTGGCACAACGGACCCGTTGTTGAAGCTCTTGAGAGGGGAGCTGTGCTGCTTCTAGATGAAGTTGATCTGGCATCTAACAAGATCCTTTGTCTGCAGTCTGTCCTTGAAGGCAAGGGTGTCTTCCTGAAGAAGATTGGTCGCTATGTCAAGCGCCACCCTGGTTTCAATGTCGTCGCCACTGCTAATACAAAAGGTAAGGGTTCTGATGACGGTCGCTTCATCGGTACTAATGTTCTGAACGAAGCATTCCTTGAGCGTTTCGCTCTCACTTTTGAGCAAGAGTATCCTACTCCTGCTACCGAGACTAAGATTCTTGAGAAAGTTGCTGGTAATCTTGGTGTCCTCGACAAAGAATTTTGTACAAATCTTGCCAACTGGGCAGACATCATCCGTCGTACTTTCAAAGACGGTGGTATCGATGAAGTGATCTCTACTCGTAGACTTGTTCACATCATCCGTGCATTTGCTATCTGGCAGAATCGTATGAAGGCGATCAAACTTTGTGTCAATCGTTTTGATGACGAGACAAAGCAATCCTTCATCGAGTTGTATGATAAGATTGATGCTGATGTCAACACCGAGGAGGAAGATGCCTGAACCAGGAGACTGTAACTTTATCGGTAGCGTGATCCGCCTCTTCGGAGGTGGGTCTGCCCGAGTCACTAAAGTGGATGGTGAACATATCCACATTATTAATCTTGACGGCGAGTCAGATTTTTGCTATTATGATCAAATTGAGTATGTCTGTATGCCATGATGAAGTATGACGAAGACAAAATCCTTCAGGAAATGAAGGACTATATTATTTCTACTTACACCCAACACTATTCGGCAGGCAACGATCAGGTCCAAACACTAGATCTTATCGAAGCATGTGGTGATGCTGAATCTTTCTGCCGATCCAACATTCTAAAGTATGCATCACGATATGATAAGAAAGGCACTGCTCGCCGTGACATCATGAAGATCTTGCACTATGCTGTGCTTCTGATGCACTTCTCTGACAAATCCAACACCACTGAAACTTACAATCAATGAGCACTGTCACACTATCAAACAACACACTAAATGTTCTCAGAAACTATAGTACCATTAACTCGTCCATTGTGTTCCGCAAAGGGAACACGGTTCGTACTATCAGTAACGCAGAAAACATCCTGGCGAAGTTCACTAGCGAGGAAGTATTTCCTATGGACTTCGCAATTTATGATCTCAGTCAGTTTCTCTCTGGGATCAATTTGTTTAGCAATCCTCAGCTTGAGTTTGACAACGAAAATTATGTCACTGTCCGTGGCGGTCGTCAGTCTGCTCGCTACTATTTTTCTGATCCTGAGATTACGCTCAAATCTGCTCCAGAAAAAAATGTAAAGTTTCCTGGTGCAGACATCCAGTTCAACATGGATGAAGAGAGTTTGAATGATTTGCGTAAGGCATCTGCAGTATACAGTCTGCCTGACCTGACATTCAAAGCGTCAGAAGATAGCAACGAAGTTACTCTAGTCCTTCACGATAAAGAGAATGATACCAGTAATACTTACGAACAAAAAATCTCTGGTTGTGTTACTGGTAGTTTCTCATTGGATGTCAAAATTGAAAACATCCGTGTCCTCCCAGGTGACTACAATGTCAAAGTTTCTAAGCACCTGATTTCTGAGTGGACTAATGTCAACACAGATCTCCTCTACTACATTGCACTTGAACCGTGAGTCTAAAGTATCCTGAAGTCAAAGATTATATTTTTAAGTATAATCTTCTACCAGGAGATGTATGTGATAGTATCGTCAAACGACTTGAGAAACGAAACAAATGGGAACCTCATGGTTGGTATGATGCTGTCACTAAGTCAGAAGATACTAAAGCAGATTTTCTGACTGTCAAGGATGAGAAATGTAGACTCAAAATCTTTCCATATATTAGAGAACTGTGTATGCAGTTCCATGAAAAATATTATGTGAAAGAAAATACTAACTCAGACATTTTCTGGTCGGTAACATCGTCCATAAAATTCAATAAGTATTCTGTTGGAGAAAGCATCCAACCACACCACGATCATATCCATGATATGTTCGATGGTAAAATCAAAGGCATTCCTACTGTCAGTATCATCGGCGCATTGAACGAAGATTATGAGGGTGGACAACTGACATTCTGGAATGAACATGTAGTTGAACTGAGGAAAGGTGATGTAGTTGCATTTCCATCAGTTTTTATGTTCCCGCATGAAGTACAACCAGTCACTTCAGGTACACGATACTCATGGGTGACATGGTGTGTATAATAATATTATGCTACACTTAGAATATGAACATATTCGTCACTGATCTTTGTCCGATCAAATCTGCTCAGGTATTACCTGACAAACATATTGTAAAGATGCCTCTAGAGACATGTCAGATGTTATCTATTGTGGCATCTACTAAGTGGGGTCATGGTTTTGGAGATCTACCCAAACTTGATGGCACTCCATACAAGACAGACAAGGGTGCATTTCGTAATCATCCTTGTACTATCTGGGCACAGCAAAACTGGTCGTGGTTGATACGCCATGGTCTTGCGTTGTGTGATGAGTACACATACAGGTATGGTAAGGTACACAGTTGCGAGAAGACACTTCTCCATGCTGAGAAAATCTTTCCTTTTCAATACTTGAGATCTGTAGCAGATCGTGCTACAGTATTTGCTAGGGCTATGCCTGATCAATGGAAGTATGACGATACCATTGATGACATTACAGCGTACAAACGCTATATTGCGTCTAAACCTTGGGTAAAGGATAACTACCTTCGCAAACCAGAACGCAAACCTGATTGGATTTAATTATGAGTAAAGAGTTTTTGTGGGTGGAGAAATACCGCCCAAAAAAAGTTGAAGATTGTATTCTACCCGACAGCATCAAGCAGGTGTTCGAGGGTTTTGTCACCCAAGGAGAACTACCTAACCTGCTGCTCAGCGGCACTGCAGGTGTGGGCAAGACCACCATCGCTAAGGCGCTGTGTGAGGAGATTGGTGCCTCTTACATCGTGATCAACGGATCGGATGAAGGACGCTTCCTGGACACCGTAAGGAACCGTGTGAGGCAGTTTGCCACTACGGTCTCGCTGACCTCTGGAGCGTCTCACAAGGTCGTTATCATCGATGAGGCAGACAACACCACCAGTGATGTCCAACTGTCTCTCAGGACCGCTGTGGAGGAGTTTCACAGCAACTGCCGTTTCATTTTCACATGCAACTTCATCAACAAAATCATCGAACCACTGCACTCACGCTGCACGGTCGTTGACTTCAGGATCAAACCTGAGCAAGCAACTAAGTTGCAAGGTGAATTCTTTGCTCGACTACAAGATATCCTAACCAAAGAGAGTGTAGATTATGAAGACAAAGTTCTTGCGAAACTTGTTAAGAGGTACTATCCAGATTGGCGCCGTCTTATTAATGAGTGTCAGCGTTACGCTGCCACAGGTTCTATCGATTCCGCTATTCTCGTTGATGTTGCTGATATTAGTCTTGACAGTTTGTTGGGGTCTCTCAAACGAAAAGAGTTCACCTCAGTAAAGAACTGGGTAGTTCAACATATGGACAATGATCCGAGCATGGTGATGCGTAAGATCTATGATAGTCTGTATGGTGTACTAAAACCATCATCAGTTCCAGAAGCTGTATTGATTATTGCTCAGTACATGAAAGACATTGTTATTGTTCCAGATCAAGAGATTAATTTACTAGCATGTTTAACAGAAATTATGATGAGGTGCGAGTTCAGGTAAAAACTACACCTGCCAATGTAAGGGAAGCGCATGAAGGACTATTTCATGCTACAATGAACCTACCAGATGCTGCAGCACACTGTGGCATGACTCAGAAGGAGTTAAAAATGACATTTTTTGAATACCTTAAGTACAATGCCCCAGACTTTGAAATCACTAAAGACACCGCTCCGCTATCCAGGGGGCAAAAGCAGGGCGCTGGCAAACCTATTCCGATTCCTCCCAGACCTTTCCCAGGCAAGCGAGTATCGTGAACCATTCTTGGGTGGCGGCAGTGTCGCCCTTGAAGTTACTAAGCGTTACCCACACATTGACATTTGGGTCAATGATTTATATGAACCACTGTACAATTTTTGGTGTGAACTGAGGGACAACGGTCGTGAAGTTAAAAACATACTCCTCCAACTTAAACAAAGGCACCCTGACCCCGCTTCCGCTAAACAACTTTTTCTGGATGCTAAAGATTACCTGTCAGGATCTGCAACGACAGATAAATTTCCGCCATATTCTGAAGATATCTGGCGTGCTGTTTCTTTTTATATTGTTAATAAGTGTTCTTTCTCAGGACTCACGGAGTCTAGTTCCTTCTCCAAGCAAGCAAGTGATTCCAACTTCTCCCTTGCAGGGATAGATCGTCTCTCACAATACCAAGATCTAATTGGCAACTGGAAAATTACTAACAAGTCCTATGAAGATCTCTTGACTGATGACAAGAAGGTATTTACATACCTAGATCCACCGTATGAGATCAAAGACAATCTCTATGGTAAAAAAGGATCGATGCACAAAGGATTCGAT